CAGTGATACGGCCTTTGGCTCGCGAAATTCAGAAGATTTCAGCCGAAATTCGCAGATTTGGGACGCAATTCTGGCCACATTGGCAACGGTTTGATCGGGGTCTGACCCATGGCGAAAGTGCTCGAGACCCTCAAACGACGGGACCCGCGAGGGGGATGGAACCGCAACAGTCCCACGCGTGATGATGGGCCGTTGCAACCCGCCTCCCCGGCGAGGGACCCGATCGCCTTCATCAACGGGTTGACGCATACCAAAGGCAAGCACGCGCGCGAGCGGTTCAACTTGCGCCCCTGGCAATTGAAGATCGTGCGCGCCTTGTTCAAGCGCCGGCGCGATGGGTTGCGGCAGTACCGGACCGCGCTCCTGATGCTCCCCAGAAAACAAGGCAAGACCGAGCTCGCCGCCGCGATCGCGCTCTATGGCCTGCTCGCCGACGGGGAGCTCGGCGCCGAGGTGTATTCCGCCGCCGCCGACCGCGACCAGGCCGGCCTCGTCTTTGGGGTCGCCGCGCAAATGGTCCGCAACGACCCCGAGCTCGCCGACGCCTGTTACATCGTCGAGTCGCAAAAGCGCATCGTGCATCGCGCCTCGGGCTCGGTCTATCGCGCCATTTCGGCCGAGGCGTACTCGAAACACGGGTTCAACGCCTCGCTCATCGTGTACGACGAGCTCCACTCGGCGCCGAGTCGGGATTTGTGGGACGTGCTCTCGACCTCGACGGGCGCGCGCACGCAACCGCTCATGCTCGCGATTTCAACGGCCGGCTACGACCGTCACTCGATCCTCTGGGAGCTCTACAGTCACGCGAAGAACGTCGCCGAGAACCCCGCGCTCGATCCGACCTTTCTCCCGATTATTTACGAGGCGCCCGCCGACGCCGATTGGACCTCCGAGCGCGTGTGGCACAAGTGCAACCCGGCGCTCGGGGATTTCCGCTCGATCGACGAGATGCGCGAGGCGTGCGCCCGGGCGCAAGCGATCCCCGCGCAAGAAAACAACTTTCGGCGCCTGTACCTGAACCAATGGACCGAGCAGGCGTCTCGCTGGCTCGCGGTGACGGCCTGGGATGCCTGCCAGGCGCCCGTAGGCGGGCTCGCCGGCCGGCGGGCCTACGTCGGCATGGACCTCTCGACGACGACCGACCTATGCGCCCTGGTCGCCGTGTTCCCCGACGAGGCCGGCGGCGGGTTCGACGTGCGCGCCCGATTCTTTGTCCCCGCCGACCGGATTCGCGAGCGGTCGCGCCGGGATCATGTCCCGTACGACGAATGGGCGCGCGCCGGCATCCTGACATCCACGCGCGGCGCCGTCGTCGACTACGACGAGATTCGGCGGGTCTTGCAAGCATGGGCCCTGGAGTTTTCCCTGCAAATGGTCGGCTTCGACCCGTGGAACGCGACCGACCTGACGACCCGTCTGCAGCAACACGACGGGCTCGTCTGCGTCTCGATGCGCCAGGGCTTCGGGTCGCTCTCGGCGCCGACCAAGAGCCTCGAGGCGGCGATCCTGTCGCGCCGGCTCCGCCACGATGGGAACCCGATCCTCCGGTGGAACGTGGCGAACGTCGCCATCGAGACGGATGCCGCCGGCAACCTGAAACCGAGCAAAGCCCGGTCCACCGAGCGGATTGACGGGGTTGTCGCGCTCGTGATGGCCGTTGACCTGATGGACCGGCAACAGACGATCGAGGCGCCGTCGTACGCGATGACGGTCGTCTGATGATGGCCAACAAACGCGGGCGCCCGCCGCTCGACCCGACCGATCCGGCGGTCTGCGTCACCTTCCGCCTGACGACCAAACAGTATGACGAGGCGTACAAACGCGCGACCGCCGCGCGCCTGACCCTCGCCGAGTATCTGCGGGCGGTCGTCGCCAAGGCGGCGCGCAAGGTGTGACCTCCCCTATCACACCTTCGTACTCGTAAATAGGCCCGGCCTCGCCGCTCGCCGACGATCGTCGGCGCATGGGTCGCGCCTATTCGCTGCTCGAGGTCAAGGCGCTCGACGCCGCCGGCCGGCGCCTCACCGGCATCGCGTCGACGCCTGAGCTCGACCGCCACGGCGACATCCTCGACCTGGCCGGCCTGACGTTCCGCAACCCGATCCCGTTCCTGCTCCATCACGACGACAAACACCCGATCGGCCTGGCGACCCTGACCGTCGTCGACGGCGGGCTCGCCTTTGACGCCACGATCGCCGAGGTCGACGAGCCCGGGCCGCTCAAGACGACCGCCGATCATGCCTGGCAATCGCTCAAGGCCGGCGTGATGTCGGGCGCCTCGATTGGCTTTCGCGTGCTCGACGGCGCCGTCAAGTACCTCGCGACCGGCGCCCGGCAGATTCTCCGCGCCGAGGTCTGTGAGCTCTCCCTCGTCACGATTCCGGCGAATCAATCCGCGTCGGTCCGTCTCGTCAAATCGCTTGCGGCGCCTCGGCGCCAGGAGTCCCCTATGCGCCTCACGATCCCCGAACAGGTCGCCACGCTCGAGACGAAAAAGGCCGAACGCGCCGAACGCGCCGCCGGCATCCTGCAGACCGCCGCCGACGCCGATCGCGCGCTCACACCCGACGAGGGGACCGCGCATGACGCGCTCGCGCTCGAGGTCAAGGCGCTCGACGCCGACATCGCGCGATGGAAGGGCGCCGAGGCGCTCAACATCAAGCAGGCAACCCCGGTCGCGCCGAGGTACTCGCGCGTCGAGGTCGTCTCGAACGTCGAGCCCGGCATCCGGCTCGCGCGGTACGCGATCGCGAAGCTCGCGGCCAGGTTCGACGGGACCGACGCGGCGACGTACGCCGAAAAGCGATGGGGGCTCGAGACGCCTGAGGTCGCGCTCGCATTGAAGGCGGCGGTCGCCGCCGGCAACACGACGGATGCGGCGTGGGCGAAACCGCTCGTCACGCCGAACGTCTCGAGCGATTTTCTGCCCCTGCTCCGCGCCGCGACGATCATCGGCAAGATTCCCGGCATGCGGAACGTCCCGTTCAACGTCTCGATCCCGGCGCAGACCGGATCGGGCGCCGTCAACTGGGTCGGCGAGGGCGGCGTCAAGCCCGTCTCGGCCATGGCCTTTGCGACCGAGACGCTCGGGTTCGCCAAGGTCGCCGGCATTTGCGTGTTGACGCAAGAGCTCATCCGGTTCTCGAACCCCAAGGCCGAGGCGATCGTCCGTGACAGCCTGGTCGCCGACATCGCGAAATTCCTCGACGAGCAATTCACGAACCCGGCGGTCGCGGCGGTCGCCGGCCTGAACCCGGCGAGCATCACCAACGGCGCCCCGACGGCGGCGGCGACGACGAACCCGATCGCCGACATCATGGGGCTCATCAATTCGTTTGTGGTCGCCGGCCTGCCGATCGACGGGCTCACCTTCATCATGAACCCGGCGAACGCGTTCTCGCTCGCCTTCCGCACGAACGCCGACGGATCGCCAGAATTTCCCGGCCTCGGCCTCAACGGCGGGACCTGGAAGGGCATTTCCGTCATCGTCTCGAGCTCGGTCGGCGCCCTGGTGATCGCGCTCTTGCCGCCGTACATCCTGTACGCCGACGACGGCGGGGTCACGATCGACGCCTCGACCGAGGCCTCGATCCAGATGGACTCGGCGCCGCTCTCGCCGCCGGACGCGACGATCGTCTATCGCTCCATGTTTCAGTCGAACATGGTCGCGATTCGCGCCGAGCGGTTCTCGACGTGGAAACGCCTCGGCGCCAACACGGTCAAGTACCTGACGGCAACCGCCTGGCCGGCGCCGACGGGGACCGGGTTCGACGTGTCCGTCACCTCGCGCGGCAAAGACGCGAAAGGCTAACCCGTGGGGCTCGCCGCCTCGATTCGCGAGTCGATCCGGTCGACGTTCCGGCCGGGGACGGTCGTCGGCGCCACGCCGACCGCCTCGGCCGGGTTCGTCCCGATCGTGCGCGAGCCCTACACCGGCGCCTGGCAACAGAACGCCGAGCTCGTCGGCGCCGAGACGGCGCTCAGTAACCCCACGGTCTTTCGCTGTGTCTCGCTCATCGCGACCGACATCGGCAAATTGCCGTTGCGCCTGGTCGCGATCGATGGGAACGGGATCTGGCGTGAGGCCTCGAGCCCGGCGTTCTCGCCGGTCCTCAGAAAACCCAACGGCTATCAGACGATGGGCCAGTACCTCGAGGCCTGGCTGTTCTCGAAGCTCCTGACCGGCAATGCGTACAGCCTGAAAGAACGCGACGAGCGCGGCGTCGTCATCGGGTTGCATGTGCTCGATCCGGCCCGGGTCAAGGTGCTCGTCGCGACCGACGGCGCCGTCTACTACGAGCTCCAGACGAACGACCTCGCCGGGATGCCGTCGACCGGCGCCGCCGTCGTCGCGCCGGCGCGCGAAATCATTCACGACCGCTGGAACTGCGCGTTCCATCCGTTGCAGGGGCTCTCGCCGCTCTACGCCTGCGGCGGCGCCGCGCGCCAGGCGCTCGAGATGCAAGCGGCGTCGACCGAGTTCTTTTCGCTCGGCGGGCGCCCGTCGGGGATGTTGGTCCCCGCGACCAACATCGACCAAAAGACGATCGACCGGATCGCGGCGACCTGGCACAGTCTCGGCCCGGGCCGGACCGCGATCCTCGGCTCGGCGATGAAATACGAGCAGGTCACGACGAGCGCCTCAGAGTCGCAATGGAACGAGCAGATCGGCTGGACCGCGAAAACGATCGCCGGCGTCTTTGGCGTGCCGATTTCGATGGTCGACTCGAGCCAACAACCGCCGTATGCGAACAGTGAAGCAAGCGCCCTGCAATATCACTCCCAATGCTTGCAGACCCATTTGACCGGGATCGAGGTCGCGCTCGACCAGGGGCTCGAGCTCCCGGCGCCCTACGGGACCGAGTTCGACCTCGACGACTTGATCTGGCTCGATACGGCGACCCGGACCAAGACGGCGCATGACCTGGTCGCGGCCGGCGTGATGTCGCCGAACGAGGCGCGGCGCAAGTTTGTCGGGCTCGGGCCGGTCCCCGGCGGCGATACGCCATACCTGCAAAGTCAGTACTACAGCCTCGAGGCGCTCGAGCGCCGCGACCTCGCGAACCCGGCGCAAGCGGCGCCCACGATGCCGGCCGCGCCGGCGCCGACCGAGGCCGAGTGATGCTCGAGTTTTCGCGCGTCACCCTCGCCGGGCCGCTCTGGACGGTCGCCGAGGCGAAGGCGCTCGCCTTGCGCATCACCGACACCGCCAACGATGCCGATGTCGAGGAGAAGCTCGCCGCCGCGCAAGAGTGGGTGCTCGCCTACATCGGGCCGGCCGGCGATCCGACCTGGACGCCGGCGACGGCGCCGCTCGGCATCAAGCGCGCGATCCTGCTCCTGACCGGCCACTGGTACGAACATCGCGGCGACGATGTCGGGCTCAGTCATCCCCTCGAGGCGCCGATCTGGCGCGAGCTCGAGAACCTCTTGCGGTTCTATCGCGACCCGGGGATCGGCTAATGGGGTTCGGCGCCTATCGGCACCTCGTGACGCTCGACGCGCCGGCCGGGCCGCTCGACCCGCCGACCTGGTATGCCG